GCTTCTTCTTGAACAGCGTCCCCGCAGCAATGCCAACAAAAGCACCAATCGCTGCTCCAATTGGCCCACCAACAGAACCAAACTGAGCACCCAGCGCCGCGCCACCAAGCCCGCCCAAAGTAGACAGACCGCCATCGATGAGCCCATTGCCAGAACCGAGGCCAAGTAGACTTGCGGCCAAGCCCCCTATGGCGGCATAGGGCAGATTGCCAGCCGCGCCACCCAACAACGATGCGCCACTTTTCTTGGCGGCCTCACCCGCAAAGAATGTGGATATGCCATCGCCGATCCCCTGGAGCGTCTGCGAATAGAGACCGCCACCAGAGAAAATGTTGGTCAGGCCAGACAGATCAAAGCCTCCGCCGCCACCACCGGTTTGAATATTTCCGCCGACGCCTGGGATTGTGCCCAGACCCTGACCGCCAAGGCCTTGATTGCCGAGCGTCTGATTGACTTGACCACCAGACAACCCAAAGACCCCGGTTCCAATACTCTGCAGCACCGGCACAATGATGGGTTTGGCAAATGCCTGAAAGGCAAGCTCGGCAAGCATGTCCAAGAAGCCGTCTTCGAAGGAATTCATAAGCCGGTCAAATCCGCCTTCCCCTTCTCTGAAAGCAGCCTTGAACGCGTCCTTAAAGCCCGTTTCAACATTGCCTACCAGTGACTGAAAAACGTTTTCCCAGCGCTTAAATTGCTGCATCTGAGCCTGCGCTTCTTTGAGCGCTACTTGCCCGGCCGTTGCAGCAGCGCGCGCCTCAGCTTCCGAGATCGTCACGCCTTCCTGCTTGGCCCGGTTCAGAATTTCTCTAGTTTGAATTTCGATTTGACGTTGGTCTTCGCTCAACCGCGCAAGCCGCACCTCTTCAGCCATGGCTGCGATTTCGGCCTCGAGCAGAACCGAGCCTTCCTCACGTGCCTTGGTGCGTTGTTGCTCAGCGATTTTGAGCGCCAGTGTCTTAGTGGTCAAATTGCTTTGCGCGGCCGCCCAAGCCTCAATCTCTGCGGCTGGCGTTCTCGCCAACGTTTTTGCGAGCGCCGCATCCAGCCCCACTTGCAACCTGGTATATTCAGCCGTCGACGGGATCACGCCGCTTTCAAGGCCTTTGTCCAGAAGCGCCAGAGCGTCTGCATAGTCTCGGATAGCAGCGCCCACAGGATCTGCGGCCTTGAGTACCGCTTCTAGTTCAGCCGCAAGATCACCCGTGAGCCCACCGATGCCCCCAGCGCCACGGCTCCCACTTGAGCCAGTCGCTGCAGGCGTCTCGCCCAGGGCGGCGATGCGGCGCTCAATAGCCGCCACCGTGTCTGCGGCAATGTCGAGATCCGCGAGAAGAAACTCAATGTCTTCTTTCAGGCCGGTGGCGCGACCAATATGCAGCCCAACCCCGACACCGACACCCGACGCGGCGAGCGCCTTGGCACTATCCTCGTGGAGTTTCAGCTTGGCCTGAGCCTCAAGCAAAACCGCACGGGCCACGGCTTCATGCCCATGTGCTTCTATGAGCTTCTCTGCGGCCGTCTGACGCGTCAGCGTGATGCCGCTGCGCATCTCATCGGCGAGCCGATAGAGCGTCTCCCGCTGCCGTTCAGCGGCTTCCTCGGCCGCATCAGATGCATCGCCCAGAAGGACATAGGCGGAGCCCAGCGCAATGGTCGCGACCCCAAGCGGGCCACCCGCCAGGAAGAGGGCACGTTGCGCAATGGCAAGAGCACCAGTTGCAGCAGCCTGAGCCAGCATCTGGGCCGTGGCGACACCGCTCACGCCTGCCATCATGCGAAGTTCAATAATGGCTGGAGTAATTGTAGAGGCCAGCAGACGGAAGCCCGCAGCCGCCCCGGCCGTGGTCGCCATGATGCCCATCACCTGGATAACGTTGAGCCCTACCGACTGGATGTCGTCGAAGTTTTCAAGGATCGTTTCGGCGGCCGGAGCGAGCCCGCTATTCATTGCCTCACCAGCACCCAGCGCTTCATCCGCCAGCCTGCGGAAAAGCTGCTCGATCTTGAAACCATCCTCTTCTGCGATCTTTGTAAACGCTGCTTCGGTCGCGCCAAGCTTATCGACCATTAGCTCGAGCGTTCGCTCAAGATCGTCTCCGGCGTTTCCAGCAAGCGCCAAAATCGGGACCAATGCCTCAACCCCACCGAACAAGACGCTTAGATGCTCATCGGCTCCGCCTGTCTTGGTAACAATATCATCCAGGAACCCGGCGAACCCTTTGCCACGGATCGCCGCTGTAGAAAACTCAAGACCCAGCTCCCCTGCCAATGTGGCGGCTTCGGCCGATGGCTTGGCAACTGCTGCCAGAACAGCGCGCAATCCTGTAATGGCGACGTTCGTGTCTAAGCCACCCTTTGTGAGCGCAGCAACCGACGCTAAGAGTGCTTCAATCGAAACGCCGGTTGTCGCCGCCAGCGGTGCCACCTTCCCAATCTCATTTGAAATCTCGGTAATCGTGGTCTTGCCTTCTCGCATGGTGACGAACATGGCGTCCGAGACATTGTCCGCGCCACCCGCCGCGTCACCGTATGCGTTGAGCACCGAGGTCAAACCGTCGGCCGCGACTGACACGCTGGTCACCCCACCCACTGCCAGTTTATTGGCTTGCGTAAGAAGCTCTATTGCCTCCTCGGAACTCTGTGCCCCGGCCGAGATGATGTCGTAGAGCGCCTTGGCTTCATCTTCCGGCGCTTGGTTGAATTGAACCGCCAGCTCCCGCACCTTGGCACCAAGCAACCCCACATCCCGCGTCGCAAAATCAGCGAGTGTTGTGACCTCGGCCATAGACGCAGAAAAAGCGCGTGCATCGTCGGCCGCTTTCTTCAAGCCCATTGCAATAACAGCAGGACCAACCAAACGAAGCGCAGCCCGCATGGCGGCCGCCTCGGTAGAGGCCACGCCCATACCCCGACCAAAGCCGCGCGCGTCGGTAGCGCCTGACTTTAGGTCTCTGCCGGTCTTTTGGGTTTGATTGCCAAGACCTTTGATGCCACGCGTATTGCTTTTTACCGTGGCCTCAAGCCCCCGGCCGTCGCCGGTTAGACGAACGCTAACTACTTTTTCTGTCATAGATCACCGCATGCGCTTGGCGCGCTGTTTTCGTTCCACGTCCAACGTGGCTTGTTCCATGACTGCCAATCCGTCCAGCAATGCATCATTCCAGGTGAGCCCAAGACCGCGCGCGGCTGCTTCGACACCGACATAGTCAAGGCCGGTCCGAATAATTTCAGCACGTTCCATTGTGGAAAGCGTGACGATGCGCCATTGCGTTTGGCTGGAGATGAAGAGAGAGAGCACATCCTTGTTCGCGGCCTCGAGAACAAAGACGTTCTCCCTCTCTTCGCCTGACCCATCCGCATCCCCCGATTTGCACAGGTCAGGTGTGGTCGTTTCGCCAAGCGCAATATCAATAATGTGAGCTGGTGCTTTGAAGGCCGCAAGTTGTGCCGCCACGTCTGGACCAAAGCGGCCACGCGTCTCACTCTCTCGCTCAACATAGCCAAGAGCAATTGCACGCGCGGCCTCCTTCAGTTTTTTGCGTGGTGGCCCGCAAGACAATGTGCATACGCGGTAACACAGGCCGTCAGCGTGTCCTCATAAGCCAACAGATTTTCGAGCTGCTCATCGCTAAAGGGAACCTCTGCCTTTTCGTCGTGATCCAGCACACCCGACCAATTGACGAGGACTTCAGGTATGCCCGTCTTATTTTTCTTCGGATCTGCGAACCGACCAAACATGCCGCCACCAAAGAGTTCGCCAACCTCCTCGCTTGGCAACACTTTGAAATGGCCCATGAAGCCCACTTCCATAAGCTCGCCCTCTGGACCAGCCGTTTGCCATTTCACTGGCCATTTGACGATGTGAGCTTTCTTCGGATCACGCATAACAAATTTGAGGCCATCAGCCATTTACTTCTCCTAACGTTCCCTTTGCAGGGTTGGGGGATTTCGATATTCAGATCAGAGGAACTTCAAGAGCATCTCATCATCACCGGCCGCACTTTCGGTGTGCAGCAGATCAACTTGCCAGGTGCGCTCGCCTTGGTGCTCACCCATGCTTGCGCCAACCACCTGAACGGCGGGCGAGGTGAAGTGCCACTGTTTGCCAGCTGTGGTTGACCCGTGCAGCAATGAGAAGGCAACAAGCGTTTGCGCTTTCTTCAAGGCTACCGGATTAAAAGCGGCAAGTGTCGGCATCATAAACTCGAGGCGTGATCGGAAGTTTCTATCTCCCGCAGTAACGACCTCTTTCTGACCAGGCAGATCGCGGAAATTCACGTTGCCTGGCGCGTTCGCACTCCAGTTGCGCAGCACAAGATCCGTGCCGCCCAGCTTGATCTCTTCTACCGTGTCGGCCTCCGCCAGTTCCGGCAACTCAAAGGCCGAATAGTCAACGTCGGCTGGCGTTGCGGTGTCCGATGGAAGGGTCAGCAGTGCGATGCCGCTGAAGGTGAAGTAAGGAACGCCACCACCTTCGAACTCATAGCCAACTGCACCGCGCAGACCGAGAAGGCGGTAAAGAATGCCGTCGAGATTTGCATAGAGCGTAGCGCTAGAGAAACCCGACGAGACAAAGGCGTAGTCCACCTCAATGGGGCTAGGCACCGCGTCCTGGATTATCGTTTCGCTATGCTGCCCTGCGAGAAAGAGCGCTGCATAGGCAGGCGGCACGCCGATTGTCCCCGAAGGTGCCGCTTCAACCTTGAACGAGCAGGTCATGTGCTGACCCGCAAAAAGAGACGGGCTCGCGCCCATGCCGGGACGATCCAGCTGGCGCTGTACTTCGCTGCCCTCAATTGGGTTGAGGGTGAAGTCGCGCGTCAACAATGCGTTGGCACCTACTGGCGCAACGTCGGTGCCATAGGTGACCTCTTCTTTGATCAGCACGACAACCTTGTCTTTTTTGATGAAGTCCATCGGACCTATCTCCTATCTATGGGCAGCGACCGAACGGTCTCTACGTTTTGGAACCGGGCTTCACTGGCTTACCCTTGCCGCTCTTTGGCGGTTTGGCGGAAGCAGCCGGAGTGGGTTTCGGTGTTGAAGCCTTAGCTGGACGGGCTGGCTTTGCAGGCCGCGCAGCAGTAGCGGCCGGGGCACTCACGCGTACTTTCTTGCCGTCTGCTTTTTGGACGTAGCGTCCTCCGCTATTCGCCATGGTCTAACTCCTCGCAATTGGCTCAATCGAGCTTGGAAACATGTGTCTTGTGACTAAAGCGCATCTCGTAAATGGCGAGCTGGCGTTTGGCGTCGAACTTCAGCAAACGTTCTGCAACACCCTCAACGCTTGACGCCCCCTCTGGGTGCCGCCAACCGATCAACGCCTCAAGCACGCCGTCTTTCACTTCCTGAAAGCTCTCCATCGCAGCCTTGCCGTTGGCACCCGTTCCGGTGAAAAACAGCACGACAGAAAAAATATGAGTGCGCTGCTGGCGCACGGCTCCCCCAACGACATTTGGTCCAAAGGCAGCAGCGAATGGCATGACCAGGGCAGAAGGGCTGGCCAGTGTCTTGTCAGCGCCCGCTGCAACATCAAAGCCAGCGTCTGCAGCCCGCAAGCCAGAAACGGTGTCCGCTAGATGTTTAGCAATAGGTTCAAGCGTGGGTGTGGCCACGGTCATTGTGCACCGCCAAACGAACTACCCGCGCCAAAAGCAGCGCCAATGGCATCAAGAAAGGCACCGTCAATCGCGACGTCATCTTGCGCGTCAACACCGAGAAATGGCCGCGCGGGAATTGTCACAGAGTTGACGGTCACAAAACCACCACCCGGCGATTTGAAACGAAGCGCCCCACCGCCTTTGGCAGTGATCGTTTCGCCCGTTTGGTGGACGCGTCCATAAATGACGTCGGTGCCCCAAACCACATCTGTGGGGCTCGCCTCATGGGTGATGCTTTGCACCAGGCGCGCTGTATCGACGAGTGTTTGTCCGTTGACCTCTTTCGCCCGAAGGGAGGGAGCCCAAGCCACGCCGTCCGGGCCAACGCCACTTTCGAAACGGCCCTGCGTTGAAACCACCATTGATGCACCAATGTCATCCATCACCGGCATCATGTTGCGCGACAACCCGAGAAGCGCCTCGAACCCTGCCAACACGACGGCATCATCAATAGACATTTTCATGGACACGCCGGACATCAATAGCCCTCCATCGTGTCGCGCGAGAATGTGCGCGAAGGTGCGCTGACCTGCGGCCCACCGCTGGGGGCGGGCAGAGAGGCGGAAGCCTCATCGTCACCGAGCGACGCCTTGCCTTCTGCCAGCGCCTTCAACATCGCGACGGCGCGCTTGTAGCGTTCAGCCACTTGTTCTGGCGCGTGCTCAGAATGAAGTTTGTAGCGTGCCACATCGCACGCCAAGTTCAAGACCAGGCGCGGCACCTCGGGCAGGGGTAAAGTGAATTGGCGCGAAAGGTAGGCATTGACTTCTGCGTCGGCGTCTTCGAGCGCGCGGGTAACCACGACATCATCAATGACACCAGTTTGCGGCGACGCACGGTCCGTCAGGCGAAGAAGTTCATTCTCACCAAACAGGTCGATCAGGTCTTGTTTTGCCGCATAGGTCATGGCCGCTTTGCTTGTCCTGGTTAGTTGGTGATGTGCTTGCAAGCCCACATCACCGCTTCTTCTAGTTTGGTTGTGGCGATTGCGGTCTCGCGAGACGGTGCGAGTTTTCCAATTTCATCCAGCATCGTTTGCCCGGCGTCTTTTACTGCAGACATCTGCGCTTTCTCTGCATCTGAAAGAACGCGGTATTGATGGCGCATCGTGTTGTTCGAAGTGCGCGCGTCCGACGTACTGTCTAAAATTTCTTCACCTGACATTGCTGCTTTCTCCTTTAGGCCGGTGGTGGGGGAGACATGTTCTTCTCTATCCCTCCCCCACCCGGCATCATCGGTCGGCGGTTTATTTCGTGGTGCCTAGCGCTCCGGCTTCGACGGTGGCTCGCCTGAAATCACTTCACCGGCTGTCGGCGTGATGTTGCCACCAACATTGACGTCAGCTTTTTTTGAGGCCGCCTTTTTGGAAGCAGCCTTTTTCGCGGCTGTCTTTTTTGCCGCAGGCGGAGCCTTCGGCGGATCTTCAACCTCAACCGCGATAGGCTCTTCGCTGACGGCACCACTTGCGAACGCTTGAGCGTGTTGCTTTTGGGTGAGGTCAACAGTATCGCCTAGACCTAGCTTCTCGCCGTCTTTGCGCATTCGGCTTAGAACATCAAAAGTGGCGGTCGGCTGTTCTTTCTTCTTTCCCACGGGGGAACTCCTTTTCGAGAGTTGGGTGTAGAGCCCTAGGTACTGAGCACGTCGCTAAAGAGGAAGCCTGCGTCTGCGCCCACCAATTCCGGCGACCGTTCATCGGTCACACCAGCGACCCAGCTTTTGCGGCTGCGTTCCCATGCCATCGGTTCGACAAAGGGATGCCCGGCCAGTTGGTAGGTGTAGCCATAGGACGGCACACGAGCGCTTTGCTCTGCGCCCTGCGGCACATACGCCATGACCGCGCTATCGCCCCAGACGTCAACAAAATCGCTTGCGTCATCTTCCGCATAGACGGATCGGGCCACTGCGACTTTATCAAAACCCCAATAGCGCGCGAGAATGTCTGTCGTCAGGCTGTCGCTGGAGGTGTACTTGGTTTTTTCCTGCAGCTTGGTATTGTTGTCGAGCGCGCGGAATTGCGGCGACGTGATGACCATCACGTTTGGATCGCGCCCCGTCCGCTTGCGCACTGCTTCTTTGCCATCATTGATTTGCGCTTTGGTGTCCGCAGCGGGATCATCCCACTGATCGCTCCCAGCAAGCGTCTGCTTGTTGTTTGCACCGTAGTTGCCAGCGGTTGTGGCAAGTTGTGCCGCCTGCACCTCTTCGTCCAATGACATCACGTCTTGAACTACGCGAACCGCTTCTTGTTGCAACCGGATGCCGGGCCCTTGTTCCGCTTCCGAGACATATTCCCGTGGCACCAGCGCATCGAGAGCATATTGGTTGAGCGCTGCGGGCAGGCCTTCGTACCCAAAGACAATCTCTTTGGTGGCGGAGCCAGGCGCGCGTCGGGTGTTATAGAGCTGGAAGCCCTCTTTCCCGAACTCAATGCGCTTGAAGCCGCGAACCGGAACCTGAACACGTGGGAAAAGGATATGCCCGATGCGTTCAGCATGAGTATAGCCACGCGCGGATTGGCTGAGGATTGGATCAACGACGCGAGCGCCGGAAATAGTTAGAGGCGGTGCCATGGAAAATGTCTCCTGGTTGGCGTTAGCAGTTGTTGATTAGCGGCGAAGGTGAACTTCGTGGAACTCACCGGCCGCACCTGATGCTTCCAGCGCATCGGCAAACACATACTCTGGTAAGTCAGCACCTTCGAGCACGGCGCCATTCGCGGCACTGGAGGTCACAGCCGTGGCCCCCGCCGTAACTTCCAAAGCGCCCGTCACGGGAATTGCCCGGCCTTGCGCATCCATCATTAAGCTGTCGCCGATGGCATAGGCTGCGCCAGTTTCGGCAACACTTGTGCCGGACGTTGCAGCATCGCTGGCTTCGGCATCTGCAGCAGCGCGTTGTGCGATGCCTTGGATTTTCTGGCCAACGACCGTGGCTTCTGCCCCGTCATATCCAACGCCGCGATAGGCGCGCACGGCACCACTGGCGAGGTAAGTGAGGAACTGTTTGGGGGCTGATTGGCGTCCCATGATAATCTCCTTTTCCCGAGGTCGGGGTTAGCGCACGCCGACTGCGCTGAGCGCGGCGTCATAGGTTGTGTTTGGATGAGCCGTTTGATAGGCGAGCGCCTTGTTGTGCAACGCCAACCGTTCCGCATCGACGGTCGAACCAGTGGGGGCCGCAAAGTCAGCGGTCAATGGCCCGTCACCTTCTTCTGCAGACTGCTCAGAAAAATCGACGAGGGTGCCGCTCTTTTTCAAGAGGCCCAGGAACCATTCGCGCGGCGTCACTTTTACAACGCCGTCGCCCTCACCAAACTCTGCGGTCGTGGCACCATCAAGCTGAGCCATGAAATCCAAGGCCTCCTGCTTGATGCCAGGTGCAAGCGTGCCTGCATCGATCAATACCTGCAGCTCTCGCGCATTATCAGCGCGGTCGGTTTTCTTTGTTCGTTCCGAGAAATCAGCCTGCTGCTGCTTGAGAGCATCCTGATCGGCGGTGAGTTGTGTGGCCTCGGCGGCCAATTGTTCTGGTGTCTTAGGCACGGGTGTGTCCCTTCCATCATGTTCTGAAAATGCGGGGTCGTTTGTATCGGCGTTGTTGGCCTGCTCCATCAACCGTCCGGCTGTCTTGAACAGATCCTCCACCGCCCAGGTGTCGATGGCTTTATCGGCTTCTTCCTCGCCACGTTCAGAGACAAGAAACTCTCGGAACGCCTGAGCCAATCGACCAATCGAAGACATGGCCCACGACATGCTGCGCAGATTTTCTTCTTCGCCGAACTCGACAGTCATGAATTCACTGGCACCGCCCGCGAACTCAACGGGCTTCATGCCCTTAACTGCTGGAGCCGCCGCACCAAGAAAGGCGCAGTGGCGAAGGTAAAAAACATCCGGGTTGGGATTTCCAGGCACGCCCTTGAGATAGAATGAGGCGGAGCGTTTTTTGAAACGTCCACCGCTGACCATTTCCGAGAAGGCTGCGTCTACCTGGTTAGGGACCGCCATCAAATTTTCGCCATCAGCAACCAGGGATGCAACCCAACCGTATGCAGGCGCGTCATCTTTGGGGTGGCCTATTACGATGGGTGCTTCATGGAGGGCTGGATCATAAGCGGCAGCCGAGGCGGCAAGATCCGCTTCCGACAAGGTAACGCTCGCACCGGAGCTGGCAACGTGTGTACCTGATCGAAAAATTTGAAACTGCTTCACTTGTGAGCCCGCTCGTTATGTGACTTGATAGGGACACCTTCTTCCCGATCCCAAAACGAAAACATCCCGACAGTTGTCGGGGTGATCACGCTTGCCCATCCCTCGGCGGCCCCTGCCAAATCTCTGCTTTTCCAACCGTCGGATGAAACCAGCGCCCAATATCAGGCAAACAGCCCCCTAAACGCCTTCAAGAGCGTTGCAAAAGGCGTTGCAGGATTTTTCAGCCCCAACGGTGGCAGAGCAAGACCGCTCAGGCGCTCACGAGGGCTCTATCGGGATTTAGAGAAAATGGGGGTGAGTTGCTAGAAATCAGGCGCAGATAGGATCTCAGGTGCCCCGAAGACCGGGAGGCTCCGTGGCGGGCATGCCAGGGTTCCAGGCAAAGCCCGGATCAATTCCCTCTGGCACTTCGATAGCGACTTTACCTTCCGGCGTATTCACTTCCGCATCGCGCATCTTTATCTCAGGAGCCTTTTCAGAAACTTCTAAACCAAATCGTTTCAGGTCGCGCTGCCCAAGCGACTGCAGCCGACACCGGCAGCCCCACCCGTTGGGCGGACCGTGAGTTTTCCAGAAAGGATCGTCAACCGGCAGCACCGTGTCATGCCAGCTTTTGTGCTCCGGCCGCGTATTGTCATCATCAACCGCCACGTACCGCACATAAGGCCGCTGTTTTTTCAGGCGCTCGATCTGTTGCCACCGCCCGTTGGCATAGGTGGTCCGCATGTTGGTTTGAAATATCACGCGGCTCCGCCATCCGCGCCCGCCGTTATAGCTCCACCCGTGTCGCTGCACGATCTGGTCAAACTCTTTTCGGAAGTCGCCAAGCGTCTTGCCTTCAGCAATCGCTTCCGTCACGGCCCCATGAAAGTCCGCGACCAGGTCGTCCTTCATCGCCCCCGCGATGACAAAGGATCTGGCATGTTGGTCTTGCCAAATATCGGTCCAACCACGCGTGCCCAGGCGAAGTTTAGCTTTCAAGAAATCAATGGCTTCTTTGAAATGAACCGGCTCAGCTTTCAAGGACGCGACGGAACCGGGCATAGATCAATTCCCATCCTCAACATCTGCACGCCCGGTAAGTTGGGCGAGCGCCATGCCTTCGCGCATCAGCGCTGCGAACTCATCGAGCGGCAATGCTTTGCCGATTTGCTCCAGGCTTTCCTGAAACTCTGCAAGCGAGTTTGCCTTGTCGAGCGCTTTACGAACATGGGTGATCAATGCCGTTTGCACTGGCGCTGCAACGCCTTCGACATTCCCCACCAACCCGTCCACCTCATCGGGCGTATTCTCCGAAAAGGCGGGGCTTGGATTGCCGGGAAGGCCCGGCAACACCTGCGGCGCAGTTGGCGGGACAGGCACCCGCTCATAGCCGGAGCCATAGACCTCTGCCACCCGTTCCTCGGTAGGCCGATAGCCCATTTTAAAGAGCCTCTCGTCACGTTCGGAAGCCGCATTTAGATCTTCCTGCTGTTCAAGCTTGCGATAGACGCGGGGGAGCTTGGCCGTTGGATAGTTCCACTCTGTCACCCAACGCGCTGGGCCTCGGTTGAAGCTCCCGCACACCAGGTCAGCGTCTGATTTTGTGACTTCTTCCCGCACATCCATATGCGCACTGGCATTCCCGGACCCGATGCCGGTTGCCTTTGCATCCGTGGTCATGGTCTGACTTAGAATAACTTTCGTGATAGCCCCTTCGACCCGATCATAGAACGCGCCATAATCAATCGATCCTGGGCGCGACGCCTCCAACAGGTCCAACGCCATCCCGTCTGGAATGATCAGCGCGCTGTCGGTTTGGATGGCCATCGCTGCCTGAAGCAATTTGTTCTGATCTTCCTTCGTCGCATCCTTGCCAAATTTGCCCACCGTGGTTGGCTGGCCAAACTTGTCCTGGTAGAATGCCCAGAATTTGACGTTGTTCTTTTTCAGCCATACAGGCCAGTAACAATAATACCCAAGCCCACGGCCATAGGGTTCATCGTTATTGTCGGCGCCAGCTGAGTAGCTCCAGAACTTGCGTGGCCCCAGCAACTCCCCTTCAACCTGGTCGGCAAGCGTTAGCAATCGAAGGCCGCCCTGCATGTCCCAGCGAAAGCGTTTTGCTTTGCGCACCATAATGTCGTCGATGACCCACTGCGCGCCGTCCTTCTCGTACAGGCATTCCGAAACACCGTACCCATAGAACAAGCCCTGCAGCATCATCTCGGTCGTCTCATCAAACTCAAGGTTGCTGAGTTGATCCTTGAGCGAGGCGGCCGCCATAAGGCTGGCCCTGTCATCTCCACCCGGCAGCACTTCCCATTCTGCCGCAATCACCGCGCGCTTACGCTGCTGAAAACAACTCTGCACCTGGTCGTCGCGCAGCAACTCCTCATAGACCTCCAGATTGCCACCATGGGCGGCGAGGATCGGATCGCCATTAACACGCATCGTTCCAAAATAGCCGACCGTTATGTCGCGCCCATCTCCGCTGGTCGCAACTTGTCCGAGTTCCGGCGTGGCAACAGCTGCATCCTGGCTAATGTCTTCGGCCATGATCAATATCCATCCATGTTGTTGCTGCCTGGCATCGTGCCCCAGCCGGTATCGGTCGCGCGCTGCGAGGAGGCCGCGCCGTAGGTGCCAGCGCTTGCTCTCTTTTGCCCGCTGCTCTGAAAATCAATGACAGACCCGCCGACCTCCGCCGCGCGGCACGCAAGCGCTGCCGCCCAAAAGAGATCTGCATGCACCGAGCCAGTCTCCACAAGACCTGAACCAGATCCGCCTGTCCGCTTGATGGCTCGAAAATCTGCTCGGATAACGGGGTCATTGGGCCACCGGATCAACCCTGCCTCGGTGCGCTGTCGCAGCGATGTGGCAAGGTCTATTTTTGCAGGGGCGGTGAACAACTGACCCGTCACCCGCAAACTGCCGAGCCGGTTCTTTGCATCCTCGACAACTTTTTCACCCATGCCCGTCTGGTCAATCCAGCACGACGCGACCCTGTAGTCTGCGAACATCTGATCCAGTGCGTCGTCTTGGGCTTTGAATGTCGCTTTGACAGCTTCATATCGGTCGCGCAACCAAAGCACGTTGCCCACAAGTTCAAAGGGCCAAATGACGGCCTTGTCATTTCGGATTGCAATGTCACGCCCTATATAAACCAGGCCTTGCTGGTAGAGAGCAGGCTTGCCCGCGTCCACATGTTGGCAAGCGGACACGTCTTCAGGTTTGAGCCATGCCCCTGAACCCGACTTAGGTATACAATCCAGCTCTTCACCAGCGTCGTCCCCATACAAAGAATAGATGCTCTCTATCCATTCTTTCTTTGGGAGAATTTTTCCGTGGGAGACAAGCTTGACGCGCTCATAAAGGCCGTCCGCAATAGCGTCTCGAAATGTTATTTGGTAGGCGGTTCCATCGCGCTTCTTTGCCCGCACCTCATCGAGCAACTGGCTAAATGAGTTATCAATGCCGTCATGTGTGGAGACAATGACGACTTGGCCACCCCAGATCAGCAACGCCAGTGCTGCCTTTATGACTTCATCCAAGCTTTTGTGAAAGGCCGCTTCATCGACAATCACCAGCCCTTGCTTACCACGCAAAACGCGGGCGACGGATGGCAGCGCCACGACTTTGTGGCCCGACGCAAAACGAACACGAAACCCGGTCACATCGTCTTCGTCTTTGCCACCCTCAAAAACTTCTTCATCCTGTTCGGCGGCTGCCATGTTGAAAGCGCGGGCAAACATCGCGACCACTTCGATGAACTCGCGCGCCATCTCTTTGTCATAGCCCATGTACCAGGCATCCATACCGCCAGCCGACGTTGCAGTTGCCGCCGTAAGCGCTGCCTTTGCCGCAAGCGCCCAGGTCAACCCAATGCGGCGCGACTTTTCGATAACCAGCAACGCCGTCGTCGCCATGAGTTGAAAGGTTCGGCTTTGATAGCGAAGCAAGACCTTCCCCAAAGGTCGATTTTTCAGCCCCTCAGGGATCTCGATTTTAACTTGTGCAAAGGGGCCGACGGGATCGGTCACAGCATTCATGGGTCCGCCGAACCTTTAGGAGCATCCTCTTCGGTCGGGACACCGAGAATAAGCGCCGTCACATTATCGACAGTTTCTTTGCTCATGCCTTTCTCGCGCATCCGCTCTTCAACATCATCGCTGACCGTCTTCAAGAACTTGTCGCGTTTCAAAACAGCCGTTGCATAGTTGGTGCCCCGAGCCCGTTCAAGGCGCTGGAGCGTGAGCGCTGCCTTGCCGAGCATCTCCAAGGAACCCCCTGCGGCATCCAACGGCACATCGGAGATCGCCTCATAGACCAGTATCTTGATCGTTTCGCCAATCAACAGCCCGACGTCACCTTCCGGCTCAGCCTCCATGCGCTCTGCCCAGACACGAGCAGCCGCACGCACCTCCTTCATGGCTCGGCTATGGCGGGAGAGCTTCAGCGAGTAACGGCCGAACGAGGATCTCTTAATCCCCTTTATGCCCTTCTCCATCAACCGTTCATTAAATTCGAGGCGTATTTCTTCCGCATCGCGGGTGCAGGCGTTCAATTCGCCAATCGCCCAATCAACGTCTACTCGGGCATAGTCTGGCAGCAAATCGATTTTGCTGAGACGACCCCGACCCCGCGAGCGGCGTGCCATCTATTTGCTCCCGTATGAGGGCCGGGCGATACCGTCAATCCACTTGCGCCTGTCAAGGTGGTCAACGCCTGCGTCAGTGAGCGTGGCGATTGCGTAATCGCTGACTTCGAAGACTTTCACTGCGCCACTTTTCTCGAGCCCGACAATTAGTTCTTTCACATCTTCGCGGTTCATCCGGTGCGCATAGGCATCAAGACACTTTTGCACCATCACTTCGCTCAATGAACCGTCGTTCTCCTCATGCAAAGCGCGAAGGATAATGAGACGCTGATCTGCCAGTTTTTCTTCCAGATAACTCATTTGCCGTCCCTACTCATCAGGTGATTATCAATCCGCTCAATACCGCGCCCGAGGTTTCCCAAAAGTTCTCTCATTCCATCAACAACGCCGCTCACCTTATTGATGCTGTCGCGCATCTCGCTAACCTGAGATTGGTTCGGCAAATGATTAAACTCAGTTTCCAACCGCGTGAACTTGTCTTGCAGTTCACCTTCAGCTTTTCGACGGCGTTCGTTGTTGTCCTCAACCAATCGTCGCAGATTGTCGGTCTCCTTACGTTGCGATCTGTTCCTCGAAACGTGCCATGTGTAGACACCCGTCCCAAAAGACATCACAAGCGAGACCATCGCTACAACGGCCAAAATCCAACCAGGCTCAAACACTAGTTCTCTCCGTTCACAATTTTCTCAGCATTCTCTAGACGCGCCGCGCAGTCTGCATGGGCAAACCACAGGGACTTGATCCAAGCGCGCAACTCTCCAACCGTCGCCAAGTTCGACCTGTCGGGCGCGTCGCGGCACTCAAAAACCTCTGCTGGGATTTCTCGCTCGATAGTGACAAGCCGGACCGGCCCCATCACCGTCTTCGGATCATCGACGCAGCCAGCGAGAACGAGCATTGCAAGCCCGATGCAAAAACGTTTCATGGGCTGGGCTCCCCCGCCGGCAAGTCTATTGGCAACCCAGTCGGCAAGGTTGATGGCAAGGTGGCATAGAGCAGATCAATGGTTGCCGCGACGCCAGGGGGAATGGGTTCACTATTGGCGTCACCGTCGCGCCGAATGGCTGCCTCGACCTCGCGCTCTTGAACTCCACGCATGACAGCACCTTGCGCTCCAGCTGCAATGGCCGTGGCAATGTATTGGGCGTCCGCAATCGCGACTGCAGCCGTCGCCGCACTTTCTTCGGAAACCCTCACAGCCCCATCACGCTCACCGCGCGCGGCTTCGCCTTCACCGGCAAGGCGTTCTATTCGCCCACCCATGATTTCGAGCGTCACAAAAAAACTAGTGCCCGCTCCAACAGCCAAAAATATGAACGCGATCAGCGCATAAATTCTCATCACCGATCCGCCGCAGCCAGGCGCGCGTGCCAACCGGCAATGCGCGTCACATAGGTCAGCGTCTCATTGGCATGTCGGCCAGTGATCCGCGACAGGCACGGTGCAATCTGTGGCCAGTGCCGCGCGTTGTCGCAGGCGCGCTGCGCGTTCAAGATATTGCCCAGCCCTGCGTTATAGCTCGCCATAGCGAGGTCGTGCTTATCGAGAAGCGGACGGTTCAAATACCATTGCCGCCTGAGCCCTGCCATATAGTAGGCACCCGCTTCAATGGCGAAGCGCGCTTGATGAGGGGAAACGCCACGCGGATAACCGAGACGACGCACAGTCTCTTCCCAAGTAGCTGGCATGAACTGTGCGAGCCCTCGCGCCCCTACCGGCGAAACAGCGGCCGGATCAAGACGGCTTTCCTGATAGAGCTGCGCCTTCCACCAACGCGCGTCCGGCAGGTCAGGCCACCATCGCTTAACGGCCTGATCAATAGCAGCATCGTAGCTGCTAGGTAACGAAGGCCGCGCCCAGGTAGAAGACGGCAACAACGCGCAGACCGTGATAGAGAGCAAGAGCAATAGGGTCTTCATGAATTTTCTCCCAAACGTCTTTTTTGAAGCTCAGCCCTAGCGTCCAATCGAACCAACGCAGGAGCGCCATCGCCAACACGACGGTGACAGCTAGATAGGTCAGGCTGATGATAAAACTGAGAAGTGCAAAGTCGGTCACATCCGGTTTTCCTTGTGGTCAGAGGTCGGCTTGCAGTCGCGACAAAGCTGCCGCAGTGTTAGCCTTCAACTTGATTGGAAATCCCGAAATTCGTAACCCCGACAAATGTCGGGGCTAGTTAGAACAGGTCGTCTTGATTGCTGTTCTTTGCCAGCTTGGCGGCTACGCGCTCGACCGTGCGAGTGTGTACGCCTACGCCGCGTGCGGCCTCGCTGTGTGACACATGTTTGTCCAGCAACTCTGCAACGCGACGGCGGCGCTGTGCTGGACCAGCTGTCTCAGCCATCGGCACCATCACATTCCCGCTTCCTATTGCGTTGCAAATTGCCTTCGCTTTGTCAAACCCCACAAGCTCAGCGAGGCGATGCCCCGATTTTAACGTTGCCGGAAAATAGAGAACGCGCCCCCCCCATTCCGCCGCTACCAAATCGGCGGCAGATTGGCCCGCGACTTCAGTGATGCGGGCGAGCAGTTCGGGTTGGGTGCGGGCGGTTGGCATTGGTCTACTTCAGCAACGCAGTCGGTGTACTGCCACGGCTCAAAGGCGCGCGAACATCCACATCTTGGCCAGCGCGGGCTCCGTCCCACCGGGCTTGATCTCGAAAAGCCCCGTTGGTTTTGGCCAAGCTGCGAGCAGCCCCGCCCACCGCAAAACCGTTTTCCTCCGCCATGCTCTCCATCAAAGTGTTGAGTGCATTTTGGACTTCAGGTATTCGACGTTCCGCATTTGAGCCGTAACGATGCCACAACCCATCATAAAGGTGCCGCGAAACGCTGTAGGAAAATCCCTCTTGAAACGCTTTGATCGCCAACGCCTTAGTCCGTGGTTTTCGACGGCGCCTATATGTCTCAGTTGACCGGAAATCACGTTGCGCTTCTATTGTCGCAGCCACCAAGACCGAATGAACATACTCCGCCACAACCAAATCATTCTTTCTACCGAAAAACATGATTGACCGACGGCCCTCATCATCGTGAGAAAACAACAACACGCAATCTGCGAACACCGCCGTCGCCTTCCAAATTCTTTCTAGAGGCGAGCGCTTGCCAATGCGCTCACTCAGGAAATCGAAATCTGCCTGGACGAGTTCCGCTTCGGTTAGGCCGTGTCGAGATAATAGTTCTGCGGCTTTGTCAGCAGCAGCCATCGCCTCGGCTTCAGTGCACCCGTTCATTTTTGTTTTTTGTCGAAGAGCATGGATGAGTGTTTTGATACGTTCGACATCACTTTCCGATCTACTCGTTTCCATCAAGCTCACCCTCGGCCTTCCATTAGGACGGCAGTGATGGCTTCTTGCATTCGGTCTCTGTCGATGTTCACACCCTTGAGACAGACGAGGATGCGAGCCTCCGCAATCATTTCATCGGTAAAGGAGGCCGCGAATTTCGAGACCGCTGACGTAGAAGGCGCGTTGTTCTGGTTTCTATCCATGGTTTTTTACTTTCCGAAAAAAGGGCTCTGCATTAGTCAGCGCGACCAGGCACCCAAGCCTGGCGTTGAAAATCATCCTCAACCGCCAACCGTCTAGAAGCACCATCACTGGATAGCGATCTCTGTAGGGTTGCTCATAGGCGGCGGCAGATGCGATCAGTTTTGCCTCGAGCGCATCAACCTGTTTGTTTGTCAGGCAGACACCGCAGGCGCTGGCGCTCTTTTGAAATTTCTGGCGGCACAGAGCCTTTGTACCTTCCAGCACATGAGGCCGTGGAGTGGGAGGCACGATCATTGGATCACCCCGAAACAATCTGTAGTCGAACACCGCGCGTGCAAATGACCATTGCAGCGGGTGAACGCGAAGCTGATCGTTCCCCCCTCGCACATTGGGCAAGGCACCTCACCCGTGTCGCCGGGATCACCTGGACCGATAAGGCCCAGAACTTTGACAAACATCTCCCACGACGCTTCTGCCTCCGCTGCGCCTTTCCTAACCTCGGCCGCGTCGAATTCAACACGCAGTGAACATTTGCCTTCAGGGTTTCGAAGACACGCGAGTACGTTGCCATGCACTTTGCGAATATCTAGACCAGCTTTGCACTCCGGCCCATTGTCGTAGTCGTAGTGTCGGCAGCTCCCGGTGCGCGCGCTCATGGCCGTGCCAACTTCTTCAGCGCATGAAGCCTGTAGGCCATACGGCGCGCGAGACCATGCGCTTCCTCAACATCCAACACCGAGCAGCGATCCATCTCGAGCGAGAAACCTTCCGCGCCTCCGTCTAAGATTTTGAGCTTTCTGTAAATGGCAATGCACACAGCGCGCTTGGCTGCTAGGCCCGGATCTACGTCACCGGGCTGCGCGTCCAAATGCAAACCCTCGCGCTTGCACCATGCCTTCAGCGCCTCGACAACGCTGTTCGCTTGGCTGGGTGAAAGCCAAAGCATCTTCTCAACACCAGTCTGACCTTTGACAAATGCATCAAGCGCACTGTCTTGTCGGTCAGAGACTGCAGCGAGCATCCATAAATCAATCCATAGCGCCACGATCAAAGCGGCCTGGCCATGTTTGGCCTCCGCGCTTGCACGGCTCCTCGGCTGGAAACCACCGCCCTTCATCTTTGCGACGACTTGTTCCAGTTGCACTTCGTTCATATCGCCACACGAGCTTAAGCCGGTGGCATTTTTCAGCAGGGCTCGGTAGGTCTCATCGTCAAGTTGCATTTCTCGCTGGGCGACATGGATCAGGCGAATGAGCCGTGTCCGAGGATCAATTAAAGCACTCATGAATTTATCTCCTTGGGGGGTTAGAGATTGGAAACAGGGAACTCCATAGCGGCAGTGCGAAGGACCGAACGTCCAAGCACAGTCAGAGCGTCAGTTGGCTGGAGCACGCAGCTGAAACCGCCGTCGGCCTTGTCATTAAATTGCTGGGTCAGTTCGTGGGGACGCACATTCAGCGCAGCACATGCGTCCAGGCAAAGCCGGTGCAGCTCTACTCCAGCGGCCCGGCTGTTGGTTGGCGAAACCGCACCCTTGTTGAAGTGCCCGTGACAGAGCGTGTCAGTGCCCGCCAGCCACGAAGCAACGAAGGCCGCGCGAGCGTCACCCTTCAGCACATTGCGAAGCGGAGCCGTCGTCCAAAGCAAATCGCTCAAGGCTAATTCATGAGGCGTCATCTTCTTTTGCCCCCTCCTGTGCGCGCGCACGCGTAGCATTTTTCGTGCCAGTCTTCTTTCTGGCGCCACTTAGTGCGTTTTCATATAGCTCAATCATGACATCCGTCTCTTGCAGCTCAGCCGTATCTTGCTTGCGCCGGTTGGCAACAATTCTCATGATCTTCGTGTCGAAACCGTTGCCTTTTGCCTCCGCATAGATTTCTGACTTATCGCCATTCAGCGCGTCGATTTCTTCTTGCACGCGTTCCAGCCGCTCGAAGAAAGCCCGGAGCTGCCCATGGGGCAAATTGTGGCCGATCTTGCTCATGCGTCACCTCCGATTTCATCGCTCGGTTTCTGCTTTGTCGGCCCCGCCTCTTTTGGCTCGGCCTCCTCGCAACGTGTTTTTCCCCAGATAAGGCGGGCTGCTGACAACGCACCTTTTTTTGACCGTCCCGGAACCTCACCAACAAAAGCTCCTCCGCTGTCAGTGATGGTGAAAAGATCGCTAGGTTTTTTCTTGCCCATGTCGATCACTCCGCCGCAACGCGTGGTGCGCGAGCAGATGCAATATCGATGGTGACGTTTTCCCAACTGCCGGTCGGAGAGGCCCGCCGGTAGAAGCGCAAATACTGCTTGGAGCCATAAACGCGGATGCTGTCGGAAATGGCTTGCATAGCCTTCTCCCAGCGCGGGTCTTCGATCTTCACATTGCGAAGCGAAAAGATTGCCTCCCGATTGACCAACCCTTGGCTGCGTGGCTCGAAGGCGTGATCAACCAGCGCACGAATTTCGTCGCGCGAACCTTCGGACCATTCAGCAATGCACTCGTCAATCAAGTCCTTGGCAATTTGCAGTTCCGGCCCGAAACTGATTTGATCAGCTATCGCGACCTGGACCTTTAGGCAGCCATCGAAGCTGGTGAAAGTCATGTTGCCTTTTTGACCGCCGCGCTTGGCACCATACTTCTCGCCAAGCAGCGCCAGAAAAGTTGCGATGTCGTCGACACAATGACCTTTGAAGCGCGCAATCTGAGCGCTCAAATCGTCCGCGTATCCCATCACTGTTCGAACGGTTTGGTCTTCTAACTCATGCTCCGGCTTCATCAATTTGGCAGGCACATGTCGGCCCTTGGCATCAATAAAAAATTCGGCTCCATTGATCGTAATGGTGCCTGCTGTTTGATCGGTCATTTGCTGACCCTCCGTCCTGTTGATTTCGTGCAAATCCCTATGGACGAACCGACCAGATCGGCTTGCCTCTGTTGTTGGTGCATCTGTTCGTGCTTCAACTCCCGCGCTTCGAGGCGCGCGCCACTCCATTTCCAATAGCGCGTCCTCGCGCTCTGCCAGGCAAAGTGCGAGAGCAAAACAACGGCTCGCCACAATTCACGTTTATGAGTTCGCATCTGCGCTCTCCTTTGATAAAAATCCAATGGCGTTCAAAAGCTGAGACAATTGTTCGAGGGTCTGGTCAGCGCCTGCTTTCAGCTGCGCGTTTTCTCCCTCATCGCCGAGGCGTTTAATTTGGTGAAGCAGCAACGCAGTGACCGAGAGCGCTTCTGTAAAATTGACCACGGCCGCTGCTAACGCCGTCACCTCATTAGTGGAGACCATCGTCGCGCGCCAGTTGCCTTGCATGATGATCGCAGTCGCCACTTCGACAACGTCGACGGGTGCTCCCGTGCTCCCTCCCGTCGACGGGCTCCGCGCGCCGCCAATCATGCTGTCACCAAATTTTGGGGCGAAAAAACCAGAGACATCGCATCGCCCACAATGTCATCCACGTCTAGGCTGGTGACCTGCAACTTTTCGGCATTGATGTGATCGCAAAGCGCCTGCACTTCGTCCGCATGAAGCGAGACCGGATGGTAAGGTGGTGCCAGCATAAATGTCTCTATTTTCAGATAGCCCGGCACTGACCTATCTACGAAACAGGTCGTTCCTTCGTCCGCGTAGAGGCACACATCACCGAGCCGTTTGTTCCAATCGCTTGGCACAGAAAAACGGACCCAACTGGTTTCTGATATTTGATAGATCATGCCTTGCCTCCAACAATTAGCTCGAGCTGCCGGGCCACGCGCCGGTTCGTCGGATTGACCTGTGCCATCTCCAACCGCTCAGCTTGATCCGCTAGGTCACGAAGGTTCTGCAAAAAGATCGCCATGAAAGCGCCCTTCAACATGTCCGCGTCGCCGTGGGCTTTAAGCCTGTCGGCGAGGAGCCTCATATCTGTTGAGATCATGACCCGGCTCCCTTCGCACGTTTGACTGTTTCCAATCGCGAGTTCGGGCAGCTATCTCTGCAAGCGTCAAACACGCGCTTGCGCAATGGGTTTTGGAAAGTCAGCGGCTTCGCTTGTTCGGAGATGCATCGCTGGCGCGGGATTTCTTCGAGCACCGGGCAGCTAACCATCGCCGCCATATAGTGGCCACTCACGAGCCCTTCTATTTTCACCATGTCGCCGGGGTAGGCGTTCCCCAAAACACGGCTCACGACGGTCGATGATACTTTGAGCGCGCGCGCAACTTTTGCCTGGCTTGCTTTGTCGCACTCCTCCGCAAGAACCAAAATCCAATCAGGCGCGGTTCCCCATGCTGTGATCGTCTTTTCTACAATCGGGGTCATGCTGCACCGCCTCTCGCAAGCGGTGCCGTGCTGAACGCGATCTCTTCGCCGCTGTTCGGGTTGAAGAGCGAGCGGCTTTTGCTTCGAAGCACGGGCGTCTGTGGCCCGAGGTCATCGACCAACAAATAGACGTGAAACCCATTGCTCGTCGGCGCGGTGCCGCGCTCACGGTCGGAGAGTTTCTTCACTACTCCAGCGGCACGGAGGCCGCGAACATATTTCGCCGCATTGTCATATGCCGCTTGTTCGGGCTCGTTAACCTTAACGGAATAGGCCAGCAACTCACCAAGAGTGGCGCGACGCTTTATGCGCAATGCGCGCCAGATACGTGTCCTGAGATTGTCAGGGTTTTTCCGCTCTGCGGTGAGCGGGCCTTGCGGTCCGCTGGTGTAACCACGCTTGTGTGCGGCTCTGCCCCTCGCCGTCACCTCATAACAACCGGCGCTTCTACGAACGGCATAGCCGTCGGTGATGAGGCGGCAGATACAAGAGGTGATTTTCCGACGCGGCACCTTCGGCAAATAGACGTCCAGGTGATCAAGCGTGAGGCTCTCATTTCGATCAGCGAGCGCAGCCAAGACCTGCGCGCCCGCATTCCTACCGGTTGATTTTTGTGTTGCTTTTTTCATGCTGCCCGCACCCGCAAAGAGCGCGCCTTGCCGTCGTTGGTCAGCAGAGAGATATCCATCTGACTGAGCGATATCGCTTCCAAGGAATTTTTCCGTGCGTGCCGTTCAACTTCGGCGACAGCGTTCATGACTTCGCGCAATCGCCCTCCCGTCCGAGCGCGAATTTCGACCATCAAGTCTTGTTCGATGTTCAAGGCCACGCCCTTTGACCGCTCAGCCAGTTTGTTACAAAGGGTCTCGACATCTTTGTCGGTGCACATCTCAAAAGTGGTGACATCTGCTATGCGGCTATAGACCTGCTCATGGCGCTTGAGCTGTCTGTCTACGCCAGTCATGCCACCAATGATGATGTGGGTGCCCGAAAGGTCCGAGATATCGCGGAGCATTTCGATGACCTTTGTATCGCGCATCGTGTGCTCGATTTCATCCACGACAATATCGCGGCCGCTACCGGCGAGGCGTTTCATTGCTTGTTCAAAGAGCTTGTCTGAGCGGTACGCAGGCTTTTCGCCCAGCTCCGTCACTAGGTCCGTCAAGGCCCAATGCAAGGTCCATCCGCTTTTGGCGCGAAGGTAAACATGCTCCGCCTGCTGGGTTGCCCACCATTCGAGCGTTTTGGTTTTGCCCAATCCGGGCGCGCCCATAACGAGCTGCCAGCATGCCTCGGGTGCTCCGCGCTTACTGACCCGCTGGATGCCAGCTAGAAATCGTTTGACGTTCGTCAAATCTTGAACAAAGAGTGGCCGCATTATCTTCTCTCCGTGTTGCCCTTAGGAAATGTCCAACTCGCTGGCCCCAGCAAGTTGCACTTGGATCGCTGGGTCTTGTTCCAACTCAGCGAGATATTCAGCTTGATCGGGTGTTAGGTCTTCCAGGTGCTCACGCGCCCAGCAGAACCATGACCAATCGTCAGCGACTTCGGCTTGCTCCTCTTGCCGCAGGGGAATGACGAGTGCCGCTTCGGCCTCTTCCGCCAATTCCAAATCTTCTGGCCTCATCGGCATCGGCGGTTGCTGCGACCGATCCATTTCTCGGACCGCATCTGCAGCGGCGTCTAGCGCCGTGGTGTTGTGAGGTTGCGTCTTTCGTGGGAACTCGATCACGCGGTCACTTTGTGCCGCTGCCAAAATCTCATCGGCGATATTGTGAACTCTGTTATCCCGCCCGATGCGCTTGAACTCTTCGCGGCTTTTTCTTTGGAGTTCTTTTTGTATTTCCTTTGCTTTGACCGCGACCTCGCGTCGGTCAAGCCCAGTCCGCTCCGGTGCTTCTGCAATGCAAATGAATTTATAGTCTTGGCCATAGACGACGATGCGCCCCATGTCTGCCGGATCTAGACGGACCTGAACTTTCTCGCCAACAAAGCCACCAAGCTCCGGCGCGATGAACGTTGAGTTCTCAACGCGGATGCCTTTTTTGCCAACGACGCGTTGCCCACTTGTATCGGGTGCTTCTGCCAACAAAACATCCAGCGCCCGTTCATTGGAAATAGTGGAAATTGACCCCGTCCAGGAGACGGCTTTTAGCTTGGGTGTCGCACCTATCGAACTGTGGTTTCTGCGGTGGTAGATGTTCTCCACATAGTCATTGATTTTCGACTGAAGCTCTTCTGAGTTTAGCTCTACCGCTATCGCACCCTGAGGGTCACCAAAGCGCTGTGAAAAACTGCGGCGCGCTTCTATCGCTTGGCGGTCAGTTACGTTGTGACCAATGAAGCCGGGCAACAGTGAGACAAAATCATGTTGCAAGGTTTGGAAGAACCGCTCTACGTGAGGCTTTGCTTCTGGGGTAAACGGAGGACAGAACTGCTGCTCAATACCCAACCCGCCTAGCGCTCGCGCGACATGGGCGGAAGCGAAGTCCTTGCCGTTGTCCATCTTGATGGTTTCTGGCACACCCCAATCCAAAATCGCCTGCCGGATAACCAAAGTGGCGGCCGTTGCTTTGGGCGTCGGTGTCACCAATACCTTCGCACGCCGCGTCCAGACGTCAATAATGGCGACAAGGTTTAGACGGCGACCTTCTGTAGTCATGATGTCGGCAGGCGAAGCGTCTATTTCCCAAACAGAATTTGGTGATTTTGCTTTTTCGGACTGCGAGCCAAATGCGACAAGGCGTAGGTTTTTGTATGCGTCTGGGTTTGCTGCCGCTAGAAACGCGTCCGCATGTTGAATACGCGCGGTTTCCATAAATCTCTGGACCGTGCGCTTTGCAATCTTCTTGCCGAACCGGGCACCTATCATCAGCTGCAACTGAGCGGCTGTAAGGTGGGGACGCGCCGCCATGTTGGCAATGCAGAAATCGCGCAGCCCAGCTTCGCCTGCTATTTTTCCTTTTCCCTTTCGGGTTCCATACTTACCCGCTAGGCGGTTGGCACCCTCGCGGGCCACCTGCGACTGCCAGCGCTCCACTGAGCGCAAGGCGAGCGTGCCGATCTCCTCTTGCACCCACTCTTCAACGGCTATTTCACCGGCATTGAACAGGGCTGTAAACGCCCCTCTCGCGGCAACCATTGAAAGGCCACCTTCTTCTTTGAAGGTTTTCACGAGATTGACAATGACGGTTCGCGCTGCCTGCCTTGCTTGCGCCCGTTCGCCTTTTGAAAGAGGTGTGCTCTCCGCGCCTTGTGTCCTGGGGGGAAGGTAACGCGGAGAGCGCCCAGCCAGCTGAAGGGGGGAGTTCAGCTCGACAGGGTTTTCGATTAATGCACGGCGAGCGATTTCAATTCGGGCCGCTTCAGGAATGCTAGAAATGTGATACTCGCGACCACCTCCACGTCCCTCTCGTGGACGAGACTGCCAAACTTCGCGGGTCGCCTGCCGATGTACGTCGGCACGATCCGCCGAAATGCCGGGAAGCTTTTGGATCGCCAAATCTTTGGCTGTGAACCATTCCATCATTTGCGCAACCTAACGGCGTAGCGGCGCATGCCTTCATCGTCATAGCGCTCAGGAAAAAGTTCTTCAGGAGTAAGCCCAAGGACGTTGGCAAGCTTTTTTTCTACTTCAAAGGACGGTTGGAACAACGCCTGCCGAACGGCCGCCGGAGTTTTTTTAATGCTCGAGGCAATTTTTCCATAACTCTGATCCCGCAATTTCAGTTGGTAAGAGACCCAATAGCCGCGCTCCCGAGGATCGCTGGGCACACCGTCTCTGTCGGCGGACTGTGTATTTAGTTTTTTAGTGCGACTGTTCATGTTTTTAAGCATATGCAAATAAATATAAACGTCCAGTAGTTTTTTGGGTATTAACCATATTTTGCGCTAAAACCCTGAAATCACTGATGTTTTTCGCTTTAAAAAAAATGAGCGAAATCGCTGGGCACACCGTCTCTGTCGGCGGACTGTGTGTTTAGTTTTTTAGTGCGACTGTTCATGTTTTTAAGCATATGCAAATAAATATAAACGTCCAGTAGTTTTTTGGGTGTTAACCATGTTTTGCGCTAAAACCCTGAAATCACTGATGTTTTTCGCTTTAAAAAAAATGAGCGAATATGCAACCGGTGCACAAACTGATAAACAGCTCTATTGGCACGGGCTAAAGGCAAGACAAATGCAAGCAATCACAGAGCGGCTTAGAAAGGTGCGAAGCCATTTTGGTTTCTCTCAGCGCGCTATGGCGACGTTCCTCAATATTTCGGCGGCGACCTGGCACGGATATGAGCAACGCGGTGACCTGCCCAATTCTACTTGCCTTGAGAATCTTGCGACCGAGAACATCAACATCAATTGGCTATTGACCGGCGATGGGGAAATGCTTCGATCCAAAGCAATTCCCACTGATGAAGAACTTGTTTACATACCGCGCTACGATGAATTGGTAGCCGCAGGTTCCGGTGCAATACCGCTAGACCACCAGGTGGCAACTCCGGTCGCTTTCTCTCGCCAATGGCTGCTCCAAGAGTTGCGCGTTACGCCAGCCGGTCTTTTCCTAATCGAAGCGCGCGGCAATAGCATGTCCGGGTTGATCGAAGACGGCGACGTTTTACTCATCGACACCAATGAGCCAAAACTGTCGAGCGATGGGATCTACGTTTTCTCCGTCGACGGCCTCTTAATCGTCAAACAACTGCGGTCGCACATTGATAGCAAAATTGACATTCTGAACGGCGATGGAGAGATCCAACAATCTTTCTCACGAAAAAATATCGACAACATTCAAATTATCGGACGTGTCATCTGGAAGGCGGGCCGAGCATGAAGGGAAGACAGACAATGAAACCGTTAATTCTTTCGCTATTGGGATTGGTACTAGCAGTGAGTGCCGCGCAAGCCTCGGGTCCATATTTTCAGCACCAAGCTGTTGGCTGCATCAGCGACAACATGCTCGCTCAATTTGAAACGGCAGTGGAGGATGGCGACGCCGATGCCGCAATCGGAAGGCTCGACGCCGGATGCTTTCTCCTACTCAGACAAGACTTTCTCATCCTCGAAAAACAAGAGAGTGCGTCATTGGTCCGCGTGACATTCAACGCTGGTGAGCTGAACCTTTTGGTTCCAAATAGATACCTGGAGCGCGAGCAGCAATAACCCAAACCTAATGGGCGATTGGAAATTTCCGGCGCTAGATTTCCCCACATGTAAAAGGCCGCTATTGGCGGGTTTCTGCGATTTCAACATGTGGTCTCGGCCCACAGGTTCGCGCCAGATGGTTTGGCGCTATGCCGAAAAGCCTCACACCCTAACTCTTTGATTAATCTATTGTTTCCCGTGAAACGTCTTTTGCGCGAGCGCCAGTCTATGTGGCGCGATGCTGGCGGTTTTCGCCAATCCAAGTGGCGCGCCAATTTTGGGGGATGCCTTTATAAACCGCGCATTCCCGCCAGTTCCCGGTTAATCCCGCTCATATCCACCCCAGCCTATCTATGTGGCGCAGTACAGGTATCGAAATAAAATTGTTGGTATCGTATGGTGACAATGGGATTTTGGATATGCCTCTTTCAGACCTCGCCTGCCGCAAAGCAAAGACGGACTCAAAACTCAAGAAACTCTCAGATGGGGGCGGCCTCCAACTTTGGGTGCAACCTTCCGGCAGTCGGCTATGGCGTTTTGCCTATCGTTTTAGTGGCAAGCAGAAGCTACTCGCATTAGGGAGCTATCCCATTGTTTCGCTTGCTAATGCACGCCAAGCGCGCGATGACGCCAAGCGAACGCTCGCTGCAGGCATTGATCCATCAGAACAACGCAAAGAGGACGCGCGATCTACTGACGACACTTTTCGCATCATTGCAGAAGAGTATGTCGCCAAGCTCACTGCGGAGGGGCGCGCTCCGAACACCCTCAAGAAGGCTACCTGGCTCCTTTCATTGGCCTACCCGATTATTGGTGAGAAGAGCATCAGGGAAATAACTGCTCCCACAGTTCTGGATGTGCTCCGGCGCGTCGAAATACGTGGTCGCTATGAGACCGCACGTCGGCTTCGATCAACGATTGGAAGTGTATTTCGCTACGCCATCGCCACAGCCCGCGCCAACACCGATCCAACTGCTGCTCTGACAGGGGCACTCATCCGGCCCACACCCATACCCTATGCGGCGATTGTCGAGCCAAAGGCATTTGGTGCCCTGTTGCGGGCAATCGACGGCTTCGAGGGACAGCCGAGCACACACGCTGCACTCAAGCTAATGCCTTTGCTCTTTCCAAGACCTGGCGAATTGCGCGCGGCAGAGTGGTCAGAATTTGGAATGGAGAGCAAGGTATGGACGGTCCCCCCTGCCCGTATGAAGAAGCGCCGGGAACACCGCGTACCACTTTCGAAACAGGCTATTTCAATACTCAAAGACATGCAGGAGATAACAGGCGATGGACGGTTAGTATTTCCCAGCGTTCGAAGCGTTGTTCGTCCAATCTCTGATGGCACTCTCAATGCAGCACTACGGCGCTTGGGTTACGCGAAGGATGAGGTCACCGCCCATGGTTTCAGAGCATCAGCATCAAGTCTTTTAAACGAATGTGGTAAGTGGCATCCCGACGCAATCGAACGCCAACTGTCTCACGTTGAGAGCGACGACGTGAGGCGGGCATACGCACGCGCTGAGCATTGGAAGGAACGGATAAAAATGATGCAATGGTGGGCAAACTACCTTGATAAGCTCAAGAGCGCCTAGAGCTCGTCCACAGAGAAAACCCATCGGAGAACTTCCGTCCTAAGTGTTGTGTGGAGTTGAACCTGAAGACACACACTCCTGCAAACAACGCTGCTATATAGCGAACTTCGATTTCCGGAGCTGTCGATGTTTTGTAGCACCCATCCAGGGTCTCAGAATTCGTTGGTGGAGTTTCGTGTGCTGGTTTCGACATAGTGCTCTAGATCATCCTGTCTGTAGCGGCCCGCTCGGCCCAGCTTGATGAACTGATGACCCTTCCCATGGCAGCTCTACTCGTCTCTACTCCGAGTGGGAGGGCTAGTGTGTGAAATGGCAACACCCAGAAGTCCGTCAGGCTTTCTCGGAGGTCTTTTCTGTTGTAGTTGCGATTTGGGAAACGATCGTTTTAAATGAACGATACGCCTAGGAAACTCCAAAATGGTGCTCTGGCACAATCAGCAAACAAAGCACCAGGGCTTAGAAGGATATTCGCGCAATGGATGTATTTTTTTGGATCATTGTTGCGCTTGTTGCGCTTATTGCGTTTTGGTTCATCCGAGATAATTTTCAGTCCGCTGACAACGATGCCCAAAACGAAAATGGTGCTAGAACGGACAACTTCTCGTCAAGACCTTCTAGACCGGAGGCATCAGAATCGCAGAGTATCCGACGTCATAAAAGCTCTGGTTGGACCCCGAAAAGTGGCAACACAAATGTAGCTGGTCGCGATATCGGCGGAATGGTGTATGTCGGTGCTCCACCTCGATCAGGACGCTATGGAGGTACTTGCGGTGCGTACATAGATCCCAGTCTATCTGTCGCTCGCCAAGGAGGCGATCTTGCGGGAGATGGAATGTACTACTGGCCCAATTACTCCGAGATAGATGCCAGGTCGCGTGCAACGTATTTGGATTGGTTGTCTACAGGTCGGTCAGACAATCGCTACAATCCTGGCTACATGTTTCTCTATTTCTATGGATTGGAGCGGAGGTTCTTCCTTGACGATCCAAAGGATGATGAGAAGCGTGACATATTCGAAGAGGTCAAAAGACTAAACGAGGTCTATTCGGAAAATGGTTCTGCGAGAAATTACTTAGGCAGGTTTGTTGATGTAGCGAGTATGGCGCTGTCTTCGGATGAAGAGGCCACACCGATTTATTCAAGTGCTGAATATGAGTGTCCGTCATCAAATAATTTGAGACAGATGGCGTTTTGACTTTGAGGAGTCATCGCTCATCTGGCTTTATTTAGGCAGCGGATTTAGCGTGCTGCAAGCGCCTTAGTTTCATAGTCCTCCTTTTTGTCTTTTCGCGTTCAAGCAGGATTGTGTGACCACGACCTGTGTAAACATCTGCAGGTGTGAGGTTGTTCAGGCTCTCGTGATAGCGTTGATGGTTATAGTGCCCGACGAAGGTGGCGATGTGCGCTTCAAGATCGCCGGGCAA